AGGAACATCAGAATCTACCATAAGATCTTTGTTATTTTTGTCTACTAATCCCGATCTTTTTTTGATCTTCTTTTTGTTTACCATATCTTTAAGACCCTTTGGTATCTCATATTCATGATCGGGTAAGAATTTGTAAGAGAGAAGAGGATCTCCATCCCAGTTACAATAAATAAGTTCTAGAGGGAGATCTGCACCCTTTGTGTTGATATAGGTCACCTTGACCATTTTGCATTCATCAAGGTGCATCTTCTTCATCTTTTCTCTGTCAGATTCCTTGAATCGTTTGTAGTCGTTAAAAACAACAGAATTGCCCACTACCTTCACTAATCCATGTTCTTGTCCTGTTGGCGTTTTCATTGGGTTTGGTTCTCTAATGTGAGATAAAGACATATGTTCTCCTAATTTCCCACCTGTCCGTTCAATGAATGAAAGGGGACTGTGGTCGTGTTATAGATGTTTCTCGCTCCAGCAGGAGATACCGTAGCCGGTTGCTCTCCTCCTGTAGGAAGAACAAATGTATCAAACTCAGTAGTATTTACGTTAGTCGTAAGAATGAGATTAGTAGAATCTACTGCAATTATCTGTCCTGTCAATCCATTAATCTGAAACATTCCATAGTCAAATGGAACGCTAAAGTAGATTATCTGACCAGGGATATATGCATTTGGAGTGATCACCGTGACAACGGCTGTATAGGAATTAGTGATCGATGAGATCACAAGAAACATCGGGACTACTGGAGAAGGAGGAAGGTAAGTATTACTGGACACCACTTTCTCCTTTGTACGATGAATGAATGCCTCTCGGTGAAGAGAGGCATCCAATGGAATCGATTAAACAGAAGTTGTTCCGTTACTATAGGAAGTTGCTTCCATTTTGTAGGCTTGCCACAAAATTGTATCACCAGAAGCACCACCAGGAGATTGTGCTCCTCCATAGACCAGCATATAAGGAGTAAACTGCCCTGTATGGAAAGGCGCTAGGGTGAAGTTATATCCTGTATAGGTGTTGGTCATTGGGTTGTATTGTGTGCTAGATCCCTGAGGAGCTAGTGTAGCAAACAACTGTGCTGTTGGTGACAGAGCACTAGCTGGGAAAGCAAATGCTGTAAACGCTGAGGAGTTGATGTTAACCGTAAGGTTGTACGCACCAATATTTCCGGTAGCAGATACAGCGTTGACAGCCACGATAGTTCCTGTCATTTGATTGATTTGAGTCATGCCAAATGAAGAGGGAACGCTGAAGTGTATATTCTGTCCCACTACATAATACTGTGATGGGTCTACAGAAGTAGACACAACAGCTTGTGTAGCCTGGCTGATGTTAGTGATAAAGAGGAACTGAGGATCTACAGACCAGTTAGTAGATACTCGTCTTGTATAGCCAGCTGTAGCCGCTGCAAGGCCGTTGCCAGCTACGTTAGCGAGTCCAAGAAGAGTATATCCACTACTAGATACTGAAGAGATCTGAAAGTTCATTCCGCCAATCGTAAGATCTCCAGTCGTATTATAGATCTGGATGATATCCCCGTTATTGTAGGTATTTGTTTGAGTAACCACAGCTGGGTTAACAGCGGTGATGTTTGTGATAGCATTTGAATTCTGTGCTTCCACAACTGGAGATGCCGTTACATAGGTAAATCCATTGGAAGCTGTAGAAGTAGCAAATGTATCTAAGTTCAATACACTAGTAGATGTGGATTTTTTCCATCGTAGTCCGCTAGCTGGATTGATTAAATTCCCGCCAAACCATTCTCCCATTACAACTACAGCTGTAGATGGAGCAAGTGGCATCTGAGTTAGATTATATGTTTTGAAATAATCTACTGAGCTTGGGAGGGGAATCTTTACGTTAATTCCTGCTGAGAGAAAGGAACCTTGGGTTATTAGGGTGAAAGCCATATAAATTCTCCTTATAGTCTTTGTGTTACGTTAAGTCCAGAAACCCAGTTTTGGTTGGTGATAGCTCTAGCTATTCCAAACTTAGCGTATAGCTGACTGTTTTGAGCAACTGATGAAACAACGTAAGGAGGTCTATACCCCAAGATCGCTGTATAGTTGTTTTGCTCTACTTTTGCAGCTGCTTCTAGACCATACATAGGCAATGTATAAACAGTTTGTCCGCCTGGGCTAGATATGCCAGGAATGAAAGCTGCCTTGGACGATACAAATACCCTGAATCTAGAAATCGAGCAATATTCTTCTGGTCTTAGTCCTTCTTGTGATGGATATGCGTTTTTAAGAATCACACCCTGCACGTTCTGAAGGTCTGGAGTGATATTAGTAGATGCTAGGCAAATGAAGGCATCCCTGGTGGGGCTTGTCGCAAACTTCAATTCCGCTTCTACCACTTCAAGCATTGTCCTTGCATCATTTCCTAGGAGAATCCTCTCGATGTTATTCACATCCTGACGAGATATCTCTGATGGCTGTTGTCCATTGATACCGCCTGTAGCATTGATATAGCTGACAGAGCTGGCATATAGATCTCTCATGAGAAGATCTTCTTTCTCCCGAAGCCACTGACCAAGTAGAGCAGTGAATTTGGTAAGGACTTTGTCGTTCTCATAGAGAGTTACTTGCTCGTTGATGACAACTGTCTTGGCATAGATTTCCATTGTTGCATCAATGTCTGTACGAACAACAACTTCTGGTGCTGGATCAATACCAGACCCATCAAGTTGGCCTCCGTCGGTAGACAAACGCTCAAAGCGTGACATACGGGTTGTTTTACCGATATGCGCTTCTGCATAGTGTAGATCCGCTCCAAAAGAGTGGATCAAGTTAAACATTGGTGTGCTCAAGAGATCTTCAGAAAACTGAAGAGGTAGCTCAGGAGCCATGTTATTGATATTTGTGATTCCAGTAGAACTGGTCATGGTATCACCTGCGGTGAAGATTTATTATGTGACGCTTGCGAAAGCGACTAAATCAGCACCCAGGTGAACGGGTATACTACCTAATTGACTTTGTTATATTTTAGATTAGGATTGTTTGCAAGCTTCCTTCCATATTTTTATCATTTTTGGAAGATCCTGACTCATCTTTCCGTTTGAATAAATATGTAAAAGATTCCCGTGTAATTTATTCCAACGCTCTGGACTTTGTGGAAAGGTGAGTTCACCATAATCATCTCCTAATGCCCATTGCAGAAATTCGATTCTTTCCCCTTCGGTAAGATCATCAATTAAACGATGAAAATTGGTTCGGAGATATCTTTCATCCTCTTCGCTAATTTCTATGCTCACTTCGCACCTTTAAGTGTACGTTGCATCCTGGCCCAATTTTCTTGTCTTCTTTTATCATCTAGATTCTTTGCTGGAGCTTGATCTCCTGTTTGTGTGGCTCCTGGAAGAGACATAGATTGAGGTTTAGCTAGGTTCTTCTCCATTTGTTTCTGGTCTTTCTTGCTGTCATGATTTGGGACAAATCTCTTGATGACCTTATAAAAGTCAGACCATGTTTCAAAAGATTCTGGAGAGTTTCTAAAGCGACGAGCAACTTCTGGATAGTGATAATCAAGATAATCTAAGTTCTCCTGTGTGCATACCTGATCGAAATCATTGAAGGTTGATTTGAGCTTCTGCGGCAACTCTCTTACTTCCCTCTCTTGGAGTTCTTTTTGATGTCTCTGTCTTTCTTTGTCTAGAGCTTGTTGGATGCGTTTATCAATACGCTGCTCTTCTGTCTCTCCAATGTCTTCTGACGATTGAGCGGGCTGTGGCTTGGAAAGTAGAGCCTCCATAGCATCCTTCAGAGCCTTCGCCTCTGCTTCCTTCTCCGAAGCTCTCCGATCCGATTCTTCCTTTTCTTTGCGCTCCTTCTCGCGGACTTGACGGAACTTCCTCCAATTGATCTGCTCTGTTGTTTCTTCAGGCTGTGCAGAGGGAGTTGCCTCTGGAATTGTTTTCGGTTGTGTTGCAGCAGGTATTTCTGCTACTTTTGTCTCTTGCTGTTTAGCTTCTGGTTGTATTGTCATATGAAAGAAACTCCTGATGATTCGGTTATTTTAGATAAGGAAGAACTACAGAAAAACTTAAACCATTACCGGAATGTTGTAAATTGCTTAGGAGCAAATGTTCCGATAGAGTGTCTTTGTCTTCCGAAGAAGGTAGAGAAGGCATTAATCAAGGATGGGTTCATACTTATCTACGACCTTCTTTACAGAGACTTCAGGGAAGTAAGGGGTATCGGGAAGGTCACCTTTGACCTCATTGCATCCCGCCTTGATGAGTTCGGAACGATTTGCATTTAGGTATTCAATCTCAGAGAGCATGGAAATCTTGTGTTGGTCTCTAATTTCTTGCCAGAATGTCCCATTGAAGAAAGAATCACTCCAGAATTTGGTTAGTGTCCATCTCTTATCCACATAGGGCATCTCAGAGATGATAGCCATTACCTTAGCATTGGGGAGAGACCACAGGCGTTTGCAGTTGCCATTAAGCTTATTGTAGAGGAATACAGACTGCTCTGGACGGGGAGAAGGGAGATATGGGTAAGCATAGTATTTGTGCCTCCTAACACCAGCGATAAGAGGGTCGGAGGCAATGACCAACACGAGGCAATATTCATCTTCATCGAATATGTGGTAATGACGTTTGGCACATATTTGGAGTTGTTCGCAGATGTC